AGATGTACGACGGTAAAGCGGCGTGGATATCTGACAAAGACGGTATCTGTTCGCTTGGTCTTGAGTCATCCATTGCCCGAGAGTTTGCAGATGTCTGTCTCAATGAAATGGAGTCATCCACTGGCAATGATAAGCTGGACGTTCTGTACAAGGCAGCTATTCGGGATCTTAATGAGAACTTCCAAGAGGGCATTGCTTTAGGTGCGTTCTGTATCAAGCCTTTGGGCGTGTCTGCTGTTGAGTACGTAGCACAGGGTGATTTCGTTCCCATTGCCTACGATTCGCGTGGCAGACTCATGGACGTTATCTTCATTGAGCTCAGACGCAAAGGTGACAGCGACCACTACAGGCGATTAGAGAGGCATACCGTATCTGATGCAGGACTTACGATTACAAACAAGGCTTATAAGTCGCAGTCAGAATCAGACATCGGCAGAGAGATTCCGCTCGATACTTTCGATGACTGGGCGAAACTCAAGCCAGAGATATTCTATCCTGACTGGAACAAGCCGGATTTCGGGTACTACAAAAACCCGCTGAAGAACAAGATCGACCGTTCGTTCAATGGCGTGTCGATATTCGAATCTGCTATTGAGTTGATCAAGAAAGCAGACAAGCAGTTCGGACGCCTGGAATGGGAGTATGAATCAGCAGAGCGGGCGATCATAGCGGATCCCGAAGCAATACCGCAAGCGAATGACGAGGGGTATCGACTCAGACCCAAAGAGCGATTACTGCGTGCTCTCGGAATGAAAGGCAATGGAGATGCAGAGGCGCCTTATGTAGCGTTTTCTCCGGAGCTTAGAGGAGACGGCTATATAGGGGGTCTTGAGGAATTCAAGCGAAACATTGAATCGAATGTCGGGCTGTCGTTTGGCGATCTGTCCAGAGAAGCGACGATTGAGAAAACAGCAACAGAGATTAAGTCAGCCAAAAAGACAAAGTACAACCGCGTCATAGCGATCGAGGACAACCTCAAGGATTGCTTAAGTGATTTGGTTGATGCTATGGCATTTGTAAACGGTCTGGTAAATACCGGATATGAATACAAGTGCGAATTCGGCGATTCAATTCTGACTGACGATGAATCGAACAAGGCAAGCGACAAAGCCGATGTAGCGGCCGGACTGATGAACCCATGGGAATACCGCATGAAGTGGTACGGCGAAGATGAAGCGACTGCAAAGGCGAACGTGCCGCAGAGTGCGGGTGTGATGCCGGATACGTTTGGGGGGGCAATCAAACAGCCCTAGCAACGCCAGCAGCAGAGGTACAGGGCAAGTCACTTAACGGAGCACAGACGCAGAGCCTATCAGGACGGGCGTTGTGTAAGGAGAGGATAGGAAATTATGAACGAAGTAGATTTTAGGGAAAAGGCCATAAGCGCAATTGTTAATTTTTTCAACAATAACAGAGATGTTTCCGATTCAACCCCGCTTGAAGCGAGCATGGTTTACGTTGTGTGGCAGTGTAAGGTTTTACAAAACAACAAGGCACTTTTGAGTACAACGGTTTCGGACGGAATGTATTACGAATTTACGTGGAACGGCGACAAGGAAGAGGGATATCTTGATTGCTATAAGAAATGGAGCAATTCGCTTGTAAAATAAGCAGAGTCGGAGGGTAATATGCAAGCATCTGACATCGAGGGAATCCCGACAGGTCCGGTATCTGCATTCGGCGATCTTGAGAATCGCATTATGTCCGATATCGTGCGCCGGATCCAGATCAACGCCTCTATTACTCGATCTGCTGACTGGCAGATAACAAGGCTCGTACAGTTAGGGCAATCCAAGCAAGAGATCAAGAAAGCCATTCAGTTTACGCTTAACCTATCCGACAAGGCAATCGATGATATCTATGCAGAGGCGGTCAAAGCTGAATACATTCGAAACGCTGATCTGTACACCAAGACGGGCAATGTTCCGGTTCCAGTCGCCGATAACATCGAGCTGCAATCACTTATGGAAGCTGTCAAGAAGCAGACTAAGGATGAATTCCTGAACATCAGCAAGTCACTCGGATTTGTCACACAGGAAAACGGAAAGCTCAAGGCGCTGGACATTACGCAGTTCTATCAGAAAACACTTGATAAGGCAATCGGCGATATCTCAACGGGCGCATTTTCTTACACCGAATCCCTACGTCGCACAGTCAAGGATATGACGAACTCCGGGCTTAGATGGATAGATTACGAGTCCGGATATCACAACAGGGTTACAGTGGCAGCTCGCAGGGCAACCATGACGGGCTTCAATCAGACCATGTCGCACATCAATGAAAATACCGCTAAGGACCTAGGAACGAACAGCTTTGAAATCACATGGCACGCAGGAGCGAGAGAAGATCACCAATGGTTTCAAGGCAAGGTGTTCACGAAAAAAGAACTGATTGATCAGTGCGGGCTCGGAACAGCCGCAGGAATCAAGGGACCAAATTGTATGCACGATTATCTTGCCTTCGTCCCGGGTGCTTCAGTTCGGACCTACACTGACGAGCAACTCAAGCAGATGAACGACGCTGAAAACGTACCGAAGAAGTACAACGGCAAGGAATACACCACGTCAGAGGCCTTGCAGAGACAGAGACAGCTTGAGACGAATATGCGAGCACAGAGGCAAGAGATCAGCTTGTTAAAGCAGGGAGGCGGTGATCCACTGGACATTCAGAACGCTATGAGCCGGTATCAAGGCTCATCTGCTGAGTACACGGGCCTGTCAAAGGCTATGGGACTGCCACAACAGAGGGAACGAGTCACGATTGACGGGCTTGGGAGAGTAATGTAAGGAGGATTTATGGCAAAGTACAGAAAGAAACCAGTTGTAATTGAAGCAGTACAAATGACACCGGAAATGAGACGCAATTACGGTCCATTTCCTGAATGGGCAATTCCACATCTTATAGCAAGTCGAACAAATAAAATTGATAACTCTCAGAGCATATCGATAGTCACCCTCGAGGGTGAGATGCACGTTTCAGATTATGACTTCATCATTCAGGGCGTGAGCGGAGAATGTTATCCATGCAAGCCTGACATCTTTGAGAAGACATATGAGGCGGTGTGAAATGTTTTCTGAATTACTAGCAAAAATATCATTTGATGCCGTATGGGAATCAGTAATGGGAAAAAGGAGGACAGACCAATGCGATAGTTCAAGCCTTGAGCGTTGACAGCCAGTAATAGACGCAAGGTAGATCATGGTTCTGGCTTTACAAAAGCAACAATCTCTCAGAAAGGCACTCTTAACCGGGTGCTTTTTTCATGCCCGAAAGAACCCTAAAGGTTTGATCTGGCAATAATTAGTCAGTTGATCAGACTTAAAACAGTCAATTCTCGGCGGTCAGTTACACGCCTTAAACAACTTAATGAGAAAGAAAGAGGTAAGAAAGATGAAAACGGAAGAACTCAAGACACTCGGACTCACAGAGGAACAGATCAGTGCGGTTATGGCGGCAAACGGAAAAGATGTCACGGCTGAAAAGGCTAAGTACGACACGATCAAAACTGATTATGAGTCAGTTAAGACGCAGTTAACTACGGCCAATACAACCATCGACGGATTCAAGGACTATGACGAGATCAAGGGTAAGGTGACACAGTATCAGACCGATCTTGTTGCCGCCAACGCAAAAGCCGATCAGATCAAATCAGATTACGAGTTCACGAGCAAGTTAACCGAGGCGGCCAAAAAGCACGGGGCCAAAAATGTCAAGGCGGTCATTCCGTTTTTGGATGTCGAAACCCTCAAGTTAAGCAAGAACCAAGAAGCCGATATCGAAACCAAGTTCGCGGCACTCAAAGCGGCCGAGGACACGTCTTTCATATTCGGCGCCAATGAACCGATTCTCAACGGAGTAGCGCCCACAGGAGCAGGCGGCGGAAAAGTGCTTGATGCATTTACAGCCTCACTCATGCAGGGCGCAGGATTACAAAATAAGGAGAAATAATTATGGCAAACTCAATTGCACTCGCTTCGAAAATGGCCCCTGTTGTTGACCTGATCTACAAAGCACAGTCTGTTACGCAGGCTCTCGATACTCCCTCCATGGTTTCGGAGTTTTCCGGAGTCAATGAGATCAAGATTCTCAAGGTCTCCACAACCGGACTCGGAACTTACAGCCAGTCTACCGGATATCCCTCGGGCGACGTTACAGCCGCGTGGGAAACAATGACTCTCGCTCAGATGAGAGGCAAGGAAATCTCGGTTGGAAGAATCGACGACGAGGCCACTCTCGGTAAGACATTCGGTACCGTAATCGGTAACTTCATGCGCGACTGGGTAACTCCAGAGCTCGATGCTTACCGTTTCGCTAAGTACGCCGGGGCATCAGGCATCAGCGTTGTTGCAACTCCCGCAGTCCTGACAAAGACTGATATCCTTGCCGCTATTGATGAAGCAGTTCGTCAGATGGACGCTGATGAAGTTCCTGCAGCCGGCAGAAAGCTTTTCATCAACTCCAATCTCAAGCCTGCTCTGAACGCCTCTCTGACACGCCAGTTCGGTTCTGACGGTGTTATTAATACCGTTATCGCCGGGTACAACGACATGGTCGTTACGTTCGTTCCTGCTTCGCGGTTCTATACGCAGGTCACCCTGAATGACGGTGCGTCAACATGGGGCTATGCCAAGACAGCCACAACCGGCAGAGACATCAACTTCATGATCGTCTATCCCGAGGCTGTTGTGCAGGTTCCCAAGTTCATCATCCCTAAAGTCTTTGATCCGGACACAAACCAGATCAAGGATTCTTGGCTGTATCAGTTCCTCCTGTATCACGATGCATTCGTGTATGAGAACAAGGCCAAGGGCGTGTATCTCCACAAGAGCACGACTTGATCATGCAGGTACGTAATGGCGGTATAACCGTCGAGACATCCGCTGCAGAACTCCCTTACTGGATCGGTAAGGGATATGCAGAGGTCAAGCCGGCAGAAAAGCCGACAAAGAAAAAGGAATGAGGCACACAATGGCAGCAATCGTTGACTCGACCTATTACACGAGCACATACAGGGCAGGTTCTACGGCTGTCATAGGTGCAACCGAATTCACATTCTACGAGAAGCAGGCAGAAAGGGAGATGAACACCTTAACCGGCGGGCGGCTCTCTTCTGTTGTTATCGTGAGCACAGTGGCAACCATTACGATCAGGGACAAAGTAATCACGCTCGTTCTGACTGACATCAAGGACTGCCTCTGTGACATCGCTGAGTACCTGT